GAACAGCAGTTGCCGCACCAATCGATGTTCGCTTTAACGTAGAGCGCATCAACAATGTTGATTACGTCACCGCTGAGCAGTTCCAGGTTGGACTTGCAAGAGCAGCACAACAGGGTGCTGTAGAGGGTGAACGTAGAGCCATGGGCTCACTTCGTAATTCAGCTGCTGTTCGCCGGAGGATTGGAGTCTGATGGAGTTTGTTTACGGACACCTGCTTGAAGTTGGCCGTAGCGGTCAGCTAAACCAGTTCAAGTTCCAGAACTACGCTGTCGGCCAAAACGTAAACGACTACTCGTTTCTGCCGTTTGGTTTTGGTGGTGCGATGGCAACGCTCCAAGGGGACAACCTTGATGCAACGCTGCAGTTTGCCAACACAGAGATTATTCGCAACTTCGTCGTCGAAGCTTTGGACAACACGTACGTTGCCAAAGTCTCAACGGTGCTATGGAACTCAAACACCTATGTGGTGGAACGCACCCTATACGAGTATTTCGGTGCCTGTTCTTCTGGAGGCTGGGACGAAGCGTCAATTCAAATCAAATTGAACTCTGTGCTTGATGCTGTGCAGGCAAACGTTCCAGGTCGTCGCTTGCGTCGTCAGCAAGTGGGCAACATTCCGTTTACCGCGCAAGTCAGTGTGTAGCGATCTGATTGGGCGAAAGTACAGCTACGGCAAGGATGACTGCATCCATCTTGTGATTGACGCACTGGAGCGTTTAGGCATCGACAACCCAGGCGTGAAACAAGCTTGGTACGAAATGACGCCAAGGCAGGTGTTGAAGGAGCTGAATCGTTATTGTGAGCGGCTTGATTGCCCTAGTTATGATGGCGACATAGCATTGCTGGACGTTAGGCCGCTGGCCTTCGGAGTCTTATGGCAGAGTGGCGTCCTCTTCATCAATCCGTTCGTTTCCGCAGTGGACTGGAAACCGGTGGGCAGTCTTATGATCCGCCGCTCTTACCGTACGAAAAATCGCTAATTGCTGCACTTGGTTGCAGCGAAGAAGACTATAGAAAGTTTGTACGCTATGCAATGCAGAGGGCGTATGTGCGTCCGGCTGAGTATGCAGGCATTCCAGACATACAGGCTGCAGCCCCTGCTGCTGCTGTCGCTGCAAAAACTTTTACTCAGATATTTCTTACAAATCTTGCCGTTGGTCTTGCCCTTACGGCAGTCAGCCTTTTGTTGGCGCCAAAAGTGCCATCGCTTGAAGACAGCAAGATCAAAAACAAAAAACTTAAAAATCAAATTGGTCCTAGCCGTTTCAACCAAGCCACCAGTTTTGACAATACGCCAAGCCTTGCTGAACTAAACCAACCGATTCCAATCCCGTTCGGCAAGCGGGGCACCGGAGCGGATGGTGTATTGACTGGCGGACTTGTTTTTGTGCCAGCACTGGTGTGGTCTCGCTTGTACGCATACGGCGCATATCAAGCGTATGAAGGCGTTTACGTTGCAGGTGAGTTTGGGGTAGATGCGCCTGAACTTGGAGGAGTTCTGCTTGGCACGCAGTCATTGAGTGCGTTGGGCAGTCGTGATTTTGGCTTGTATTGGTCTTCCAAGAAAGGCAATAATCGTCCAGCCTCACCGGTGTTGCTTGGAACGGAAGGACCTGGTGCGACCGGCACAGTCGGCAGGCAGGTGTTTACTGCACCTACTGAAGATGGGCAGTTCAGTAACGGTTTTTCAATGTCATACGTGCCAAGCGGTGACACAACATTCGGCACTGCAACGCCAATCCATAATGGTTCGGCTTACCGCTTCAACTGGGAGATTGTCAGCGCACCGTTTTCAGCCACTGAAGGGTCTGACAATAGTGAAGCCAGAAAAGAAATTCAGGCTAAACGTCGCAAAATTGCTGGCAGTCTTGCAGATGTTCTGCATATTGAAAACGAAGAAGCCGGCCAACCGGGTGTTGGTAGAGCTTATTCGCGTCATATGGGATTTATTCGTCACAGCGGGACCAACAATGGGCAAGATATAAAAAACAAAACCACAGTTACCGTCAGCGAAGGCGATGAGGCTGTTTTTGAAATTGATTTTGAAAACAAAAAATGGGAAGACTTGGCAAAAAACGATGATGAACGTGGTTTTGAAGACACCGAGGTTAATCTTACGGACCTTGTCAACGAAGCAAATTCTTGGCGGCAACGAGCATCGGACCTGATGGTGATTGGGTCTAGGTGGATTGTTGGGGCTAGCACTTGGATTGTCAAAGATCGGGTTGAGCATAAAGATGGCGAAAATCGTTTACACGTACATATGAAATGTGTGGCGATTCTTGGTGTGCCTGAGATTGGTATCGCCGGAACGCGAACAGTAAGAGAGCCTCTCGGTGGTTATGAGGGTGACGTTTTTAATCCCAACAAGCATTGTGGCGCAGCTTATTACAATGTCTGTCAGTTAAATATCGCGACGATTCGTCCTGTCCGACGAGACGCTGAAGTGATTGAGCTTGGTATTCGCAGCCAAGTTTTCAATAGAGCTGCAGGATTGTGCAACTTTAATTCTCTGCCTTCTCCTAGAAAGTTATTCAGGCTTGATAAGAAAGACATTACTCTGACCACTGGTCGCATGGATAAGTATTTCCAGCGGTCGTCATGTTTTTCGATTTGGGTTCGTCCTGTCGCGGAGTACGGGCAGCCACAACCTCCATTCAAGCGAATGCCGCAAGTGTTCTGTGTTCAAGGCAGCGCACCAATCGCACAAAACAACTATCTGAGGATTCGACCTAGAATTCAGGAAGGATTTAATGGTCGAAAATACTATGAATACCGACTAATTCCGCGCACTGGTTCGGATATTGCAATCAATAGCATTGATGAAAATGAAGTTATTGTTCTCCAGTCCTCGCAAGGGGTTCCTTACACACTCGCACAGGCCGGCACTATTGGTGTAGACCTTGAAACGCCGTATGGAAGTTTTAGAGTCACTGTTCAGGGCAAAAGAACTACTATTGCAGAAATTTTAACTAACGACGAGTTATTTACACAACCTGGAAAATCAGTTGCAAAGTCTACGCCAACGACTATTCCGGCAACAATTAGCAATTACGACGTTGCCTCAAATACGGGAAGTATTCAACAAATTAAAAACGCTTGGCTCACGCATTTTCTTGGAAGCGCAAAGGATTCGCCAGGACAGACGAAGACTGTCAGCCATCGCCATTACAAAGAAAACGGCAACAGGTATATCACCGTCACGATTACCGCGACATCTGTGCAGGGCGTTTTGGGCCAAACGATAGGACCTAGGTATCTAGCCGCTAACGGCGGCAGTAGTGCAAAGTGGTCGAACGTTCAGTTTGGAACGACTGAAGCAACTGGTAATTGGGAAGAAGGTCACGCTTTCACTATTACTGCCAATGTGAATAATCAGTTTAGTAATTATGCTGCTTCGATCGGCGAAGGCTACAGCAGCGTTGGCTTTGCGTTTTCAGTTGCAAGTGTCACAACTATTGGTACTGCTGATGGAGTTAAAAGCGGTGAACGAGTTTTTGAGCAGGCTTCACAGGTTTCAGACTGCAGCCACTACACACAGCTAACAAAGTCAAACGAGTCTGGGCCAGAGCATGAAATCGTCTACGTTAATGAATACATTTCCAATGAAAGCCTGGCCCAGTATGACGACATGTCTACCATCGGGCTTACTCTTAAGTCCACCGGAGAGATTTCTGGTGTCGAGCAACTGCGGATATGGTCTGGAACGGGCATTCCTGTTACTCGCCTGATTGAAGGTGACAATGCTCCAAGCAACTTGTTTGCTGACCTTGTTTTCTACTTGTTAAAAAACACCAGTCAAGGCGTTGGCAATGTTGTGCCTGCTGAATTGGTAGACGAGGACTCTTTGCGTGCCACTGCAAGGTTCTTAAGGGCAAACAAGATCTTTTATGACGGCGTTATTGAAGATAGCGAAAGCTTCCGCACGTTTATCTACGACAATGCGCCACTGCAGCTTTGTTCGTTCACGATTAAAAACGGTCGGTTCGGGATGATTCCCGCATTGCCGGTTGATTCAAACGATGCGATCAGCTTGCAGCCGATCACGGTTGAACAGATTTTCACTGCAGGCAACATCATTGAGAACTCTCTGCAGCTGCAATACATCGACGT